ATTCATTGCTTTTTCTATATTATCCCAATCACCAATAAATGTATCTAAGTCAATGTATTCCCCTAATGTTAAATCATCTAATTGTGGATGAAAGCCAAACTCAGTTTTATTTAATTTGAAATGTCTTACTAAATTTGGTTTTTGTTCAAATAATTTAGATAATAAAGATACTATTTCTTGTGTATCTTTTAATTTTAATCTCATTACTTTATCTAATTCTACTTTGCAAAATATTTCTATCATTTTAGCGTGCATAAACCTATCATCATTAACAGTTTCCTGTAATTTTAAAAAATGCTTATATTGTCTTAATGTAATATCTTCTAATGATGTAGGTATATCTATCTTCAATTTCATATATATATAACGTATTTAAATTGGTATTTTATAATAATACTAAAGTAATAAAAAAAGGCGAGTATTTCTACTCACCTCTTTCATAACAAAAACTAAACAAAAATTATAACTCTAATTCTATCATTTTGTCATATTTCTTTTTTAATTCATTGTATTTATATAAAGCTTTATTTTTTTCTTCCCTATGTTCACTAATTGCCATAGTTAATAATCTGTGTTCTTGTTCCATATTATTAGTCCATAAAAATATTTCAATTAGATTATTTTGTAATAATTTTAATTCTTTATTATTTGGACTTTGTTCTCTCCATTTTTTAACTAAACTGCTCGTTGTATTTATAGCTGTATAAAATTCTAAATCTTTTAAATTTTGTATTTTAGTTTTGTACATATTATAAAATTAATAATTTTTAACTAGATTTAAATTATATTCTTTAGCTACATAATGTATCTATTTAATTTTCTCATTTGTTATATATTTGTTTTGATTTAAATATATTATAAACTTAATAATTTTTCTGCTGCTTCGTCTATATCATCTAAAAAATATTCTGTTCCATCTTCCATATCAGTTATAATATATTCTACATCTTGACCAAAAGCACTTGATATACATATACCACTTTCCAAAGCTATATATACATATCCACTATTATGGTTAAAACCTATTTCCATTATATCTTCTCTTGGGCAGTTTTGATAATATGCTTCCCAAACTTTGCTTAATCCTTTTGCTTCTAAATAAGCTGGATTTTCTAAATTATACATTTTTATTCCTTGTTCCATTTTGTTTTGTTTTTATTATTATAATATAAATATACAAATAATATTTATAAACAAAAAATTTTATAAGTATTTTTTTATTGAATAGTATATTTACCAAAGTTTGGTCTAGATAATATAGAATAAGTAGCATATCTAACCGCATCTATTATATGGTTATGTTTATCCTCTGGTATGTTTGTTAGTTTACCTGTTCTATCTTCTTTCCATTTATAGTTTCTGAACTCTTGTATAGCATTGGTAGAATCAGCTATTATATTTATTTTATATCTTTTTAATAAATCTATACCAGCATTTATAGAATCTTTACCTTTTAAACTTGGTCTTATATTCCAACCCATTCTACGCAATTCTTCTATAAGTCGAGGTTCAGCACTATCAAAATAGATTTGTTGTCTTATTATACCTATTTCTTTAAATTTATTATGAATATCTAAAGTGGTCATCATTGTTCTATATAAATGTTCTTTAATATATAAATTATAACCTTTTAAATGAACGCTAACAAGCGTTGATGGGTCATTTGTATATCCTGCATCTGCACCATAAGCTATAAATTTAGCATCATCTGGTATTTTATTACATTCATAATATTTAAATATAGTTGCTTTGCTTATTCCTTTTAATCCAAGGCCATATATTTGCCAATATTGCTCATCTGTTTCCCTTAATCTTTCTATTTCTTCTTTTATTGTTTGTTCTAAAAAAGGGTTGTCTAAATAAGTAGTTCTATAAAATGAACAATCCTCTCTTGGTATTATTTTATCATATATCCAATGGTATTCGTCTGATGGATTATAATCAATAACTATTTTATCATCTGTTCTAAATATAAGCTGTTGCCAATCTTCCCAATTTAACTCATTAGCTTCATTGATAAATAATAATGAACGTTTACGCCCTCTTACTTTCTGTGGCATATCTAAACTTATGAACTCAATAAGGTTGGAAAATAATTTATATTCTGAATTTGATTTGTTGTGAAATTCTTCGCTATATATTTGGTAATGTTTTAATATAGATAAAAAATCTCTCATTACTGATGCCCTTAAACTTGGAAATGTTTTACGACATATAGTAATTGTTTTGTTTTTATTTTGTGTACAATAATGGAATATTATCCATAATAATATATTATAAGTTTTTCCTGACCTTGTTCCACCCTGCTCAACTATTATTTTATTAGGATTATTACAAAGATGCTTATAAACAATGTTAGTCTGTATCTTCGGTTTTATCAATTATCTCAATTTGGAAGTTAGTAGGCATACCATCAGCACCTGTTATTTCTTGTCGTTCTATATATCCTCTTTTTTTACCTTTAGTCTTTAAATAAAATATTGTAGCTGCTGTTGAGTTATCTGATATTTGTTTATGTAATTGTGATTCAGCAAAATCAAGTGCTATATTTTCTATATCCTTTACATCTTTTAAAAATTGTTCATCTTCATTTAACCATTTATAAAATGTGCTTCTTGGTATATCTGCACTTTTACAAGCAACTGTAACTACTCCTAAGCTTTTCTCTAATGCTTTTAGCATTGATTCTTTTTTTATGTGTCTACTTTTGTTCATTATATTTCATTTCAAAATTAGCTGTTATTCTATTAGCTGAACTTATTTTGCCTATTTTATTGTTAGCTTTTTGTGGTTTGTTTCTACCAAATCTATTACATATCCAATCATTTGATTTTTTTAAAGCATTAATCAAACTTGGTGCGGATGTTGTTATTGTATATCTATATTTTTTCTTTTTATAATATTTACCTATTTCATTTAAAAATTTTATACCAAACCCAGCACCTTGATAATCTGGTAATATAACTAATCTATGTACCTTTTTTATATTAAATGATACAGGGTGTGGAAAATGTATTATACTTATAAAACCCGCTATTTCGTTATTTATAGTTGCTATATATGTATGTGCTGCATTATTATGACTATGATTTAAATAATGGTACTTAGCAAACATTCGCCAAATTGATTTGTTTTTTGCTTTATATATGTTGAATTTAATTTCTGGTCTATTTTTTTTTTGCCCTTCATTCAAATGAAAGGTCATAGTATCTGTGTTAAATACCCAATCGGGCATTAACCAATCTTCAACATCATAATGACAACCCACTGCTATAAATTGTTTATTTGTTTTTCTTATAGCTTTTTGCATTGCAAAGCTTCCTATTTTGGCAACATTTCTATCCACAACACTAGTAAATTCATCAAATACAATTAATGGATTATCTTCCAATATAGCCCTTGCTAAATTAACCCTCATCTTTTCTCCATTACTTAAAACAGCATATGGTTTCAACCAGCTGGGTGGACTTGAAAAACCAACAGAATTAAATGTTCTTGTTATATCATTAATGGATGCTTCCTTTGGCATATCATCTAAAATAGCTTCTGCATTATATTTGTAATTAGTTATATAAGCATTTTTAAATAATTGTTTTGCTATTGTTGTTTTTCCTGTTCCACTTTTACCAACAATTAAACCTATGTTCCATTTATTAGGTAAATCTATATTGCCTTTAAAATGTTCTATAATTTTTTCTGATTGTAAATCAAATTTTCCTATAACACTTGAAACCCTAAAAGATAATTTAGGTTTACTTTTTTTTATAATGTCAAAAGTCGGCATATATATCCTTTATTAGTTAAATCATTATATAAAGTTTCTTGTTCTTCTTCTGAATCTAATTCAACCTCAACTCTAAAATTTTCGTTTATTTTATCTGAAAAGTCTTCTGCATTTTCATCTATATCAAATTTAGGAACATCTAATCCCCATTGCTTTAATTCTTCTATATCCCATTCATTAGCTAATATATCCCAATCCCATTCTCCAAAACCTACATTATCTTTTACAATAAATTCTTGTTCTTGAGATTCTGTTAATTCCCAAGCTTTTGCTATCCATACTTCTTTTAATCCAGCGTCAATACAAGCTTTTAAACGCATATTACCACCTAATACTATCATTTCTTTGTTAACCACAATAGGTCTTAACTTCAACATCTCAGGAAATTCCTGAATACTTTTAACTAATTTTTTAAATTTATTACCTTTAATTAATCGTGGATTATTTGGATTAGTCTTAATTGTGTTGATTTTAACTTTATGTAACATAATTATATAACGTATTTATTTATTAATTTTTTTGTATATATATTCTAATACTTGATATTCTCTATAATTTGCTTCATATTGTATAACAATTAAATCATAATCTATTATTGCATAATCTTTTGGGTTATTAACTTTTAATGCCAAATCATTTAATTTCTTTTTTAAAAAAAATAATTTAGAATCTAATTTAGTTTCTGACCTTAATTTTAATTCTTTAATCGACAATATTTTGTTGTCTATATTTCCATTCCCAACTTTTTGTAATGGTACGTAATCTTTCATAGGTTTCGTCATATCTTTTTTCTGGTATTGTTTTTAATAATTCTATTAGTGGATGTTGTAATTTTTCTTCTAAATTTTTTATTTTGTTTTCTAAAAAATAAACTTTATCAATTTCATCATAAGTTAAATTATTTTTGAATGTAAATAATTTTTCTATTTTTTCTAATTTGTTATTTGATTTCTTATATATTGAATAAGAATTACAAGCGTGAATCACAGATGCGTGGGTCATATGCTTACCTCGTTTCACAAAAAAATTTGCAATGTTGGTCCATCTCATTCTTAATTTTTCTCTTAATATATAAGATAATAATGCTCTATATTCCACTACTGGTCTTTTTCTTGAATTTTCAAATATATTTACTTTAGCTTCTTTTTGTATTTTAATTGCTATTTGTATAGGTTTCAAGTTCATTGTTCTCGTAATTTTAAAAGGTTATAGCACTCTATATATTTTTCTCGTGCTTTGCTTTTATATTTTTCTTTAAATAATTTATACAGTTGTTTAGTATATTGGTATTTAGTTTTACAATTTACAAAATATTTTTTGGCAAACTTCTTTCCCTTACCTTTATGAAAATTAACATTATCTGCTGTATCTCCAACTATCATTTGCTCATAAAAATTATATAATGCTGTTTCTTCTGATATATCATATATACAACGATGCTTGTAATGATAATTATACATCATACAAGGAAATTGTTTATAATCTTTATCAATGGAAACTATTATAACATTTTTTCTACCTATTTTATCTGATATTTGTTTCCAATATCTTGCCACTAAATCATCTGTTTCTATTCCAAAACCAAATATACTATTATAATTGTCTTTTACATATTGGTGCATATCGTGTAATAATGGTGGTAATTCTTGTTTTTTTCTATTTGCTTTATATTTTTTATTTAATTGTTTTCTAAAATTACCTTTGCTTCCGTTAAATGTAATAACTTCTTTTATATCAAAAGAATCTTCTAAATGATTTACAATACCCATATATTGTTCGTCAAACTTAGCTATTGAATCTTCTATATTAGTATAAAATTTATTTTCATCTCCAGTATAACAGCTTGCAAATACTAAAGAATCTGCATCAATTAGTAAAACCATAATTAAAAATTATAAACAAAATTACAATAAATAAACCAACTAATGAATAGTAAGTCATTTGATAATTTGTTTTTTGTTGTTTAGGTGAACGACCTTGATTACTTCTATATTGTCTTTTTTTCATTTATTTTACTTTTAATTTTAATGAACCCTGTTTCTTTAAAATAATTTTCATTCATTTTTTGTAGATATTCTTTTTTTTTTCGTAAACTATATATCCCTCTTTTTTTAAAAGTTTTATATATTTTTGTTTTTTCTTTTCTTGTTTTCTAAAATGTTCAAATGTTTCGTTATATATTACCATAATTTTTTATTTTAATCTGTTTAATTGTGAACCTTTATTTGTTTTTTGCCAAGTATATGTTTGTGTGGCATCATCACAAGGAATAAATATTACCTTATCATTTATAGGTTTTAATTTATACCATTTACCATATTTGTTTTTTCTCCATAATGATTTTCCTTTTTTCATAATAAATCTTTTATTGGCAATAATATTCCTTTACTTGTGTCGTTATCGCCACCTTGAATATCTCGCCTTGTTCCTAAATATTGCCTACATAATTGTTTTAATTTTTTAGTGGATACTAAAATAATTTTCTCATTACTTAATATGTAAGCATACCAATTAGCCTCTGTTGTTGTTAATCCACTATCTTTTCCTCTGCTATTATATTCAACAAATATATTTCTAGTCATAGTAGCTTGATAATCTGTTTTAACTTCAATCTTACTATCATTTAAAATATTTGCTAAATGCTTTTCGCCTATTTGTCCTAGCTTTAAATCGTATTTAAAATCTGAATTATAATCCATAATAAATAACATTTGCTACCCAAAATAGAGCAAAAATTGATACTACAAATAAAAATTCTCCTATAAGTTTTATTGTCTTTTTCATTTTATTTTCTTTTTAAATTCTATATATCTTTTGTTTCTGTTTTTTAATTCCTCTTGTTCAGCATTAATTGCCATTTCATATAAGTTAGGAATATCATTTAATAATTCTTTTGCATCCCATTCTAAATAAATAGTATTACTACCATCTTCCCAATCGCATACCTCAGCTTCTATATGAACTATGCCACTTGATTTAGATAAACTAATTGTTCTATGTACCCAATATTCTCTACTCATCACTATGATAATTTAAAATTTGTTCTTCTATTTGGTCAAATACATCTTCAGCTATTATATCTGTAATATCTGTTTCCTCAGCATATATATTGTATATATCAACTGATGCTGGGCTGCCTGGATTACCCTCTAAATTATTATCATAATATACAGGTGCTTCTGCCATTGTGTAGTCATATTCTATATCTATTACTACGTTATTAATTACTAATTCTATATTCATTTGTCTATTTTTAAGTGTTAAAACTTTTCTTCTAATTATCATTTGTGTTTAAAAATTATCTGTACAAGCATTACCTAATTCCTTTTGTTCACAATCTGCAAGTCCCCATTTTATATTTGGAAAATTTTCGTGAGCAACTTTTTTTATTTCTCGATTCATATTAGTAAAGCATTGTTTTTCTTCAGACCATATATCTGACCAAACCATTTGCTGTTCAACACCATCTGCAAAGTGCATTAATGGTAACCAAACTTTCTCAAATCCATTATCTAAAAATGTTATCCAAACTTTAGATGGTACTATACTTCCCTCTTTAGTTTCTTTTGTCTTAATTATTAATTTATTCATTTTGTTTTGTTTTTGTTATTTACTTAATTCTTGGATTAATTTAGTGATTAATCTTCTGTTAGTCCATCTTTTTTCTTTGCTTAATTTAATGCTTGGAGTATCTTCCATAACATTAATTAAGTGAATAATTTGTTCTTCTGTTAATTGTACGTTTTTCATTTTGTTTTGTTTTTGTTATTAATTATAGTATAAATATAACAGATATATACTTATCTACAAAATGTTTTATAAGTTATTTTAATAAAAAGACTAACTTTTGTGGAATCCTGATTCAGAATTAAGATTTATTCTGGATGCTTGATTTTCTTTGAGAAGATATACAGGTTTTAATAAGCGTTTCCTAGTCCACATTGTTGTATCAGGACAATACAATTCAACAGGTTCTGGCATTTCAAGGGTATTTAGCCAATACATATAATTTCCTTTAGGGTCATTTATAAAATAAATTTTTACAATGTTACTATCCATTGACATTAATTTATCATATTTATATTTTTCCAACATTTTATCTTCGTAATATTTATTACGAAATTTCATTTCAATTACACAATCAAAACCTTTTGGAGTTTTACCTTTTGCATCATAATGTTCGAAATTTTTTCCAGACCATTCTAATTCCCAACCTAAAATATTTAAAATTATAATAACTGCTTTTTCTAATTTATGAATTTTCTTCAATCCCATTATCCCAAACAATATTTAAATCTTTTATCCATCTATTTATTTTGGTTGGTGAACAGGTGCAAGGTATATAATATGAATGTTTGTAATATTGTGAGTGGAGGTACGAAACCATTTCAAGTTCCTTTTTGGTAATGACTGAGTTGTCGACCATTCTAAATTTAGTCCATTGCTCATAATCTGCTGAATTGAATCTTACCATCTTTTGATTTTTAGATTGTTAAGTACTTCTTTTCTATAATCGCAATTACATTTTTCGTAACCAAATTTCTTAGCAATCCAAGTAGCAAGCTTTTTTCCTTGCCCTAATGTAAGCAATTTTATAATAAGTTCGACAAAGTTCCCTAATTTCATAATAATTTTTTTAATTTATTTTTTACTTTATGATATGTATTATATAACGAATAATATGGTATATATGATTTACGAGCAAATTCTGCTATGCTTTCTCCATTGTTAATTATTTCAAAAACTTTTCTATCATACCAATACATTTTTTCTAATTCAGCTTCTACTTTTTTATAATAGTTGTCATAATTAATATCAGTGTTTGTTAAATGAACATTATCAACTGGAATTTTATATATGTTTTTTTTCTTCCTTTTTAAATCTAAAAACGTAGTTCTTAACATAGTAAATACATAATAATAATTTACTTCAGTTTTATTGTACATTAAATTTTTACCATTTTCTAATTGTGTTTGCATTTTAATATACATTTCTTGTACTAAATCTTGTGCTGTTGGTTCATCAACCCCAAATGACATAACAATATCAATCCAATCTTGATTTTTTTTAAATAATAATATTAATTGTTTTTTTATCATTTCAATGGGTCATATAAATCTCCAACTATTTGAGGTAATCCAATATCATTAACTTGAAAACTAAATGTTTCAAACGCATAACCTCTACTGCGTTTACATCTAACTGTTACCCATTCCTTGTTAACAGTATTTGCTTCCAGCTGGATTTGTGTTTCGCATTTTTTTTCTAAAAAACTTCCTAAATGGCCTGTTGGTTTATCATTACCAAAATTACTATGTATTACACAAAGTATATGACAATTATATTTAGCTGTCCATTCCATTAATTTTTGAATACAAGCATTACTTTCTTCCAAAGAATTTACATCTGATACCAAATCTGCAATTCCATCTATAATAACTAAACCAGCTTTCTTTTTAGTTTGCAAACAATATTCTATAAATGATATTCGCATTTTATAGCTAATGGTTCTTAATCCATAAGTATAATAACAAGCATCTTTACAATCTGACATATCTAATGCTCTTTTAAAAACCCGTTGAGCGTGCCATTTTCCTTGTTCTGTATCAAAGTGCATTAAACATCTACCATCTCTATGCCCTTTTATATTTCCAGCAAAATTATTTGTACCACTTAAATAAACGCTTGCTAATAAAGATACAAAAAAAGTTTTCTTTGTTTTTGGTGGAGCTTGTACAAAACTAAAATTACCGTATGTTCCTATTGGTATGGGTACTAATTTATCTCCTTTATGATTTTTAATTAATTTTTTTCCTAATGATAAAGCAACTGGCGGATAATCCATTGAAACAGAAGTTTCTATTAAACATTCATCTTCTATAACTTGCATTAATACTATATTTTGTTTTGACATTTTTGTTTTTAAATAAATTTATAAAAAAAAAGAGGGTTAAAAAAACCCCCTTTAAAATAATATTAAACTATCTTTCCAATAGTAGCATAATATTAAAATGGTAAGTCGCTTGTTTCTTTAGGTTCATCTACAACTTCTTTTTCAGCAACACAAACATTACCATCAGTCCAAACAACTTTTCCGTTGCCTAAATAATTTCGTTGTTTCTTTGCTTCTCTTTCCTCTACTGTTTGACTATCCATTATGGCAACATTATTACCATATCTAGTTTCATCACCTACGGAAATTGTAAGATTATAATAAACTGCACCATCTTTACCTTTTATAAATTTTTCTTTTGGTAATTTGTCTACTCTGATACTTGCATTAATTAGTGTACTCATATTATTATTGTTTATATATATTAATTTTCTTTTTAAAATCTTCTGATTCATCTTCTCCAAAAACTCCAAGTGCATAAAACCCTGTTAGTTTTAAAACAATTCTTGAAAAAGCTCTTTTTTCTGCCATTTCAGCAACATACCAAGTATTAGTATTTCCTAATTTATATGTTTCACCTTTTAATGCAGAACCAAATGTTTCCATTTTTCTTTTATCTAATATACCAATAGCTTTAATAACTGCAAAATTAGATTCACATTTTACAAATTCGTAATTTATTTGTATGTTTTCTTGTGCTTCTATTTTTTCAATACCTGTTCTAGTAATAATTACATAATGTTGATGTTTAAATACATCATCTTTTGTTAAATTATATTTTTTATATAATTCTTTTAATTTATCTATATTCATTGTTTTGTGTTTCTATTTCTAATTGTGCTTCTAAAAATTGTATTTTACTCATTAATGCTTCTATTCTATATGTATATTCTAACATTAAAGAATCTTTTGTTTGATGTGAATAATTTGTTCTCATTATATCATATTATTTATTGCAGATTGTAGCCAATGAATTCTATCTTGAAATTTTTTAGCATTTTTATTATCTCCCATTATTGAAGCGTGTTGTTGCATAACTTCTAATGTTTTAATTTCTTTTTTAATATCGTCTATTTGTGTTGTCATAATTTTTATTTTTTTTGTTGTAAATGTTTTGCAAATTCTCTATATAAATTATCGAATAAATCGTCTGGATAACCACAAGCGTGTAACATATTAGTATCCCTCATATAAGATAATTGTAGATTATTTAAATCGTTGTAAGTTTTAGGATTTTTCATATTGTTTTGTTTTAAATTATTACATAAATATAAACAAAAAATTTAATAAAAAAAAATAAAGCATAAAAAAAAAGGTATAAAACCTATCCAAGTAATATACCCCTTTTAAGACAAAACAAATAGAATAAAGTAAATATAG